AGCTCTGCTGCTCCAGACTTCACCGGTACTGTCTCCGAGTGGTACGAGACTCTTGTTGAGACCATCAACGATGTCTCTGCTCAGATCCACCGTAAGACTCTACGTGGTGGTGCTAACTTCCTAGTCTGCGGACCAGAAGTTGCCAACATCCTTGAGTTCACCGCTGGATTCCGCGCATCCGTCACTCACGACGACGAGAAGGGCTCCGTTGGCGCTCTCCGCGTTGGCTCACTAAGCAAGAAGTTTGATATCATTGTTGACCCATACTTCCTCCGCAACGTGATCCTCGTCGGTCGCCGTGGTGCCTCTTTCCTCGAAAGCGGCTATGTCTACGCACCTTACGTGCCACTACAGACTACTCCCACTATCTTCGGACCAGAAGACTTCGTACCACGTAAGGGTGTCATGACCCGTTACGCGAAGAAGATGGTTCGCCCAGATATGTACGGTCTAGTTATTGTACGCGGCCTACTAGGTGAGTCTGGCGATAGCTGATAAGTAAGCCAACTTACTAAACCTAAGCCCCCTACTTCGGTAGGGGGTTTTTGTATTTAACGCACTAATTACAATAACTTGACATATTCTCCTCTGGGCGAGGCCACTGCCCTTAGAAAGATATTGTTCCGAGGTGGCTGGGACAAGATCATTGAATAAGACAAGTTATTGCAATAATATAATAAAAGGAGAAAATATTATGGGAAAAAGAATAGGACGTAAAAGACTTTACTCATTAGAGAAGTTAGGGCAGACAAACGATAACACTGCTGGGACTGGTATGGCTGACGCAATTGTTTCGTCAAAGGTGTCAAGAGACGGTGCGCAAATAACAACCGAGATTGTTGTAGATTTGGCATCATCTTCCGGGGCTCTTACAAGTTGTTCCACTGACGGTTTTGTTATTGGCATTAGTGCTTCAAGCGGTACTCACTTGCCGGCCCACTTGGGTCGTATTACTGAAGCAGTCAACGGTGTTATCACCGACGCAGAAGTAATTTGTACTGAGGTTCCCGCTACTGGAGAGAAAGATATCGACGTGATTTACGAAAGTGTTGCTACTGTAGCATTCTCAGCCAGTGCTGGAACTGATAAGCTTGTTGAGGCGGGCACTGATTATGTGAAGGGTCTTAACAAAGTAGGCGAGATTAACAACAACGCCGCAGAAGGTGACTATTTGTACTTGGCTTGTGGCTCAGCCCACGGTGTAGCCGGTACAGCAGCACAGACTTACACCACAGGCAAGCTAGTTATTCGTCTTTACGGATATGCTGTGACTGGCGATTGATAGGAGGTGATGAATGTCTAAACCTAAAAAAATGCTAAGAAACAGAGCGAACCCGGCTCCGGCTCCGGCTCCAAAAAAGGCAGCACCCAAAAGGGCTGCTCCAAAAAAGGCAGCCGCTCCCAAGCCAAGACGCAAAACTGTTAAGAAAAAGGTAGCCGATTCGGAATAACCTAATAATAAAATCTAACCCCCTCATCTTCAGTGGTGAGGGGGTTTTTGTTTATGCCGTCACTATTTACTACGAATAGGAGGCTACATGAATGCCCACAAACTTACAACCTCAATCACAAACAAGCGCGATCGTTTTAACTTCCACCGGATCTGCCGATGACGTATCTTCCGCTGTTCCTTTTGGAGTCTACTCTGACACTGCCAGCTTTCTTTCTGGTGCTGCTCTTCAAGTAAACTTTGTATATAAGAAGCTAGGCGGCGATGTCGTAGATATTGAGCTTACAAATGACAACGTATACGCTGCTTACGAAGAAGCTTGCTTAGAATACTCCTACATTGTCAACATGCACCAAGGTAAGAATGTCCTCTCCGATACTCTTGGAAAGCTTACCGGAACATTTGACCACCTTGGTGACCTAGATTCAGGGCCATCGGGAGCGAACTTAACATTCCCAAGAGTCACCCTATCGTATGCCAACAAAGTTGGAGACTCTACCGCTACTCAAGCAGGCGTTGGCGGAACAACAAGAATATATTCTGCCTCTTTCACAACGGTCAAGAACCAACAAGACTATGACTTGCAAACAATTATTTCTTCGTCGTCCGCTTCAGGTGTTAACGATGCCGGCGGTGCAGTGGACTATGCTGGAAAAGTTGGTGATTCGAGGATAATCATCGATGAAGTTTTTTATCGCTCTCCTGTGGCCATGTGGCGCTTCTATGGATACTACGGTGGCATAGGTGTGGTAGGCAACTACTCGACATACGGACAGTATGCCGACGACTCAACCTTTGAGGTTGTGCCAACATGGCAAAACAAGCTACAAGCAATCATGTATGAGGACTCGTTATACACCAGAGTCTCTCACTATTCATACGAGATCATCGATAACAGATTAAGAATATACCCCAAGCCCCGCTCAAATGATGAGTTTGCCGGCTATCTTGACAGAATCTGGTTTAGATTCAGAATAG